GACGTTGCCGGGAGTGATCTCGACGATGCCCTGTCGGATCCAATCCCAATAGGGGATCTGATCAAGGCGGCTTTTGTATTCGACGAGCTCTTCGGGCATCCAGTTGTGATTGACGGCGACGCCCTGCAGGGGGTACCACACGGTGAGGCTGGTCAAGTCGGTGGTGCTGGACAGGTCGAGGCCGATGTAGCACGGTTCGCCGTCGAGGTCGCCAGGGTCGAACGCTGGGCACTGATCCCAGGCTTCCATGGGGATCCAGCGCGTTTCCTGGCTGGTCCACTGATTGAGGTAGAGGCGGCGGAAGGTGTTTTCGTAGGCGGGGACTTCCTGGGCGCGCTTGTACTCGCTGCGCAGAAAGTCGGGCTTGACGCTGACGCCGAGGTTGGGATTGGCTTTTTTCCAGACGCGTTCGTCGGTCCAGTCGTCGTCTTCGGCAGCGCCGTAGATGACGGGGTAATAGGTGGGGTCCTTGTAGTCGCCGCTGAGGATGCGGCTGGCGATCTGATGCTGTTCCCAGCAGATGCTCGTTCGGTCCCAGCCGGCTGTCGTGATGGCCAGCATGAGGGGCTGGCGGCGCGCACCCATGGAGGTGGCCAGGGTGTCCCACAGTTCGCGGTTGGGCGCGGTGTGAAGTTCGTCGTAGACGACGGCGTGGGCGTTGAAGCCGTGCTTGGTGGCGGCATCGGCGCTGATGGCCTGGTAATAGCTGTTGTTTTTGTAATAGACGATGCGTTTCTGGCTGTCGATGATGCGGCTGTATTTGCTCAGGGTCGGTGAGCTGCGCACCATGGCGGCCGCGGCGTTGAAGACGAGGCTGGCCTGGTTGCGCTCGCTGGCGGCCGAATAGATCTCCGCGCCGGGTTCGCCGTCGCCGAAGAGCATGTAGAGGGCAATGGCGGCGGCCAGTTCGCTCTTGCCGTTCTTGCGGGGTATCTCGATGTAGCCGGTGCGGTACTGTCGCAGGCCGTCGCGCGTGACGGTGCCGAAGAGGTCGCGGAGGATGGTCTCCTGCCAGGGGCGGAGCTGGAAGGGTGTGCCGGCCCATTCGCCTTTTGTATGTTTGAGGGCGCGCACAAACATGACAGCGCGCTCGGCAAGATGTCTGTCGATCATTGGATGAGGTTCTCAAGCGGGTCGTCAGCAGTCTTTTCGCTGGGGAGCATGAGGCGGGCTCGTGAGCTGGGCGTCATGCCGAACTCGGTGCAAAACGCCTTGATCTGCTTGACGCAGGCCTGGACGACATAGTGTTCTGGCCGGACGACAAGGTTTTCCTCGCCGGCTTTGTTGACGTGAACGGTGGTGAGGCCGTGCTTGTTCAGCTTTTCCTGCGCTTTGCGCATGTCGGCATAGCTCTGGCAGTAGACGGCCAGCGGCTGGATGTCAAGGCTTTTGAGCAGGCCGAGGCGATGCAGCTCCGGAGCTACGCGGTTCCACTCCAGCTTGGCTACACGCGACAGCCACGACGGAGCCGGCGGACAATCCGGCGGCGTCTCCGGCTCCACGCCGGCGGGAATAGCGCGATGGCCGGGATTCCCTTCCAGTTTTTTCAGTTCATTGGGTTTCGGTTTTCTTCCCGCAGGCATTTTAGAGCCTCACTTTCACAAATAAAATATCGTGCTACGCTTTTTAAAAAAACACAGGAAAAAGTTTTACACGTTTTATAACTTTGCGTTTTGAATGTGCCCCCGGCCCTTCAATTTCGCGGATGCTAAAAAAGAGGCCCACGCCGACGACGCCGGGCAGGGCTGCGAACTTTTAACCTCCCCCTCCCCATGCTCTTCCCGCCCGCTCCCGCGCGGTCTTGCGGTTGTGGCAGGCGTAGCAGAGCGCCTGGAGGTTGGCAGGGTCGAGCCGCGCGCCGCCGTCTTCGATCTCGACGATGTGATCCACTACGTTCGCGGGCGTCGTGCGTCCTTCGCGCAGGCACTGCTCACACAGCGGATGAGCGCGGCGGTACATCGCCCGCAGCTTGCGCCATGCGGTTGAATCATAGAAATCATGCGCCGCGGGGCGCGATTTGTTATATTCTGCATCGGCTTTTTTCTTTTTCGCTTTGAGGAACTGTTCACCTGGCCGCAGGGGCATGGGAAACCTCCCTGACATCACCATATCTGAATTTTGTTTTACTCAGATGTTTTTTCACAAACAGCGCAGCGGCAACGCGCCGAGGACGCGTCAGGATGAAATCCTTTGTGCGTATGAAGGGGAAAATACCCTGGATAACGAAACAGGGAGCTTCTCGCCCGTTCTCGGCGGGGCCGTCATTTTCTAAAGTGCAAAGTTCATGATTGTTTCGTCGATCTCGTCCTGCGTGATGCCGATGTATCGGAGCGTCACATCAGGCGAAGAATGCCCAAGGAGCTTCATGATGAACTCGATCGGCTTGCCTTTGCCGTTGTTATAGAGGAAGTAGCCGAACGTTTTGCGCATTGTATGAGTGCCGACTCGTGAAGTAATTCCTGCGCCGCGTGCTGCATCAACAATGATGTGGTACGCCTGCGAACGGGAGAGCGTCCGCAGTGTGCCGTCCTTCTCACGCTGCCGCGACAGGAACAGAGGATCCTCAGGGTAGCGCCGCGTGCGCGTTTTCAGGTACTGCCTCAAGGAACTGCGAACAGTGTCGTTTAACATGATGTTTCTCCGCTTGCCTGTCTTTTGTTCTCGCAACGTCAGCCTGTCGGCAATGCGTATGCGCGTTCCCTTTCCGGCCAGTACATCGCCTACAGTAAGCGCCAGCAGATCGCTGATCCGCAGGCCGGTATTCAGTCCAAGCGTAAACAACGCGTAATCGCGCGGCGACTTCATCCGCAGCAGACGCTTCATCTTCTCAATATCAGTTTTATGCCTGATTGGTTCTACGGCTTCCATAAATTTACTCCTATAAATAAGCAAACAGCGCTTGACTAATGCGTATTTAATGCGTATAATTAATTCATTGAGAGGAGGGGCAGCAATGAAGCGGCGGGAATTCATCAAGCGACTTGAAGCAGCGGGATTCAGATTCAAGAGACACGGCGCCAGCCACGACATCTATGAACGAGGCAGTGAACAGGAACAAGTTCCACGCCACGGCGACATCAATGAAAACCTGGCAAAAGCAATCCTCAAACGGCGGGGAGCGTAAAACCTCCCCTGCCTGACAATATACAGAAAGGCGTGATCACCATGAAAAACATCTATCCGGTCATCTTCACTCCTGACAAAGACGGATACCTTATCGAAGTTCCCGATCTGGAGATCCTCACTCAGGGGACCGATCTTGGCAACGCCATCGACATGGCGCGCGACGCGATCAACCTGAAATGCGTCGACCTCGAAGACGACGGCGAGCCGATCCCCGCTCCGACGCCAATCGAAAAGATCGACGTTTCAAAAGGCACATTTGCCGATGTCGGCCCTGGGACCGTCTCGCTCGTCGATACCGACACGGCCGAATACCGCCGCTCCATCGAGACCAAAACCGTCCGCCGCAACGTCACCCTGCCCAGCTGGATCGACTACGCTGCCGAAAAAGCCAAAGTCAACGTCTCCAAGATCCTCCAGGAAGCCCTCATCAAAGAACTCGGACTCACACGCATACACGCTTAAACGTTTCTCGCGCACTCAAAAGGCCGTCTACCTCAAACGAGGTCGACGGCCTTGATAATTTTTGACACTATTATTATACATCGTCTCATTATCATAACATTAAAATATCATTATCATATCATTATCACTGATTTTCAGAAACGAGCACACAGCCCTGCAGGACAACCGCGCGAGCGATAGCGAGCGGAACTTCTCTACGGCGGCGGATGATCGTCGGAACGCTGAGATCAAGCTTTTTTGAAAGCCGCTTCAGCTCAGAGCCGCTGGCACGCCAGCGAATGGGGGCTGACACCTGGAGAATGTGCAGGCGGTAGGCATCCCAATCAAGCCGATGCTCGCTGCGGAACTCTGCCCCGGCTTTTTGGATAGCCGGCCATGTTGCCCGCTCGATCGGACCTGTCACGTCGATAAGGCGAAACGTCAGACGCGGTACAGGCCCTTCACTTTCACCGCCGCCGCCCGTGAATTCTGACGATGGACGCCAGCACGCAGCCGCTTCGATCTCGGCTTCCGATGGCGGAGGAGCGTCACCGACGATGGCGGCCAAGCCGCGAGGACAACGTGACGCGACAATATCAAGAGATCGAGCCAAAAGAGTGATTTCGTCCATTCCGCCCCTCCCCAGACAAACAGTTCCGGAACGATCTTCAACAGGTATAGAAATCTATTTCCATACCGCTTATTCTTCCTGAGTATGATCCAGATACCACCGCGCCAGCGGCCAGAGCCACTTGCCTTACTTCTCTCCCTCTTTTTTCCCGAAAGCGCCACCACCCCTGAACAGGCCACACGTACAAATTTACGGGGCGGGTCATTTGTCCTTCACCCCCGCGCGGCGGTTCCATTCTTGCGCTGCCACTTGTCTTGTATCTCCTTCTGGTCCAATCGTGCCACAATACGCACAATAAACAGAAAAGCTACGTTTGATATCCTTAGGTAATAACGGATAGATGTCTTTTGGTGTCTTAATTTTTACTGACGCATTCCCGCAAAACGGGCACGGCTTCAACTTTTCGCTCACACAATCACCCCCGCCGCTTCGAACAGCGGCTTCTTATTTTTTTTCCGTTTGACACGCTCGGCCCTACCGGTGAAACTCATCGTCGGACCGTCGTAATCCAGCTCCCAGCACGACCCACCGCCACCCCAGCGACCTTTTGTCACAGTGCAGATCAGCTTCGATTTCGGAATGATCCCCTGGATCATCTGATATTTCTCCGGCTCCACATCTTCACGATACAACTCAAGCTGCACATGCGCGACGCGGGCCAGATTATTTCCGCCGCTGGCGCGGCCAGCGAAATCGCCCTGCCGCTGACCTAATTTTGCCAGCTCACTCATCTGCGACAGCACGAT